ATTCTCACCCCATATATGTTTCCATAATTCGGCAAACGTTTTCGTAAGTAAGTACTGTTTCTCTACATTCGTCATTTGTATAATCATATTCATAATATAGTCCTTATTATGCACTGAATATTTCCCGCGCATGAAATCGATAAATCCAAATGTATCTTTTCGCCGTATTGTCAAATATTGTAGTTTTGAATCGACCATGCGAAACGCAATGACGCCTATGCTAATGATGGGTAATTTACATAAATGATATACATGTCCGTATTTGCCACAATTATTACAATAATTATCTGCCATTTTTTAGTAATACGATAAATCCTAAGTAAATATAATAATGAATCTTTATATACATCTTTGCCAATGTTGTTTGAACCGTCAGTATGGGGACCTCATTATTGGTTTTTTTTACATACAGTTGCCGAATGCTATCCAGAAAATCCAAACGAAGTATTAAAACGCAAATATTACGATTTAATCCAAAACATGCCATTGTTTATTCCAATTAGTGAAATCGGCGACAAATTTAGCCGCATGTTAGACAAATATCCGGTAACCCCCTATTTGTGTTCAAAACAGTCTTTCGTACGCTGGATGCATTTTATTCACAACAAGATAAATGTTTCACTAGAAAAACCCGAACTGTCTTTGCCGGAAGCGTTGGCCAAATATCGCTCGAATTATAAGCCGAAACCAATATATTTAGCAGAACAAATCAATCTACGCCGCCATTATTTGTATGCATTTTTTATCATTTTGGTCATTTTTTTGATATACATGTATTATGAATAACCTACACAAATATTCTCTAGATAATACAAAGATGCGGTTAGAGTTGTATATCATAATTATTGCCGGATTTATAATCGCCAACATATACACGGATGGGAAGTATGCGAAAATGCTCATGTCAGGCAAAAAATACTATCAAATGGCGGGCGTTGCATTTGGCGCACTAATGATATACATTTTGTTTAAGCGCAATCCGCTACGCGCACATCAAATGTTGAGCGCATCGAACGATTATTTGCGTTATTTACCGATTGACCGTAACACCACCAATATGATTTCTCCTATATTGGATTTTACGAGCCGACAACAATTTGCCGAGCAACAACATAGTATGGATGGCGGAAATCATATGCGACCGGTGTTAGCTATGCCAGATACGTCCAATGTAACTGGCGAGGCGCGTATTATGCAATCGGGAAAAAAAGCAACAAAACGTTCTGTAAGTGAAACCAAAAAGAAATTTGTTGCGTCTAGACAAGACTGGAAATGCGGGGACTGTCAACACCAATTAACCGCTTGGTTCGAAGTGGATCATAAAATACGTCTAGAATATGGAGGAAGTAACCATGTAGATAATTTAGTTGCATTATGCCGTGAGTGTCACGGTAAGAAAACGACTATGGAAAACCTATAATATTCGATGGTACGGTATTTTTGGTATTATGTAAATATCAAAAATGCACAACTATATAATCTATAGTCAGTTTATAGAATGTCAGACATAGATACAACGAAACAAACAATAATAACGAAAGGTGTCGAATTCATAAAATCATACAACAAACACATGGTGTTGCTTATATCCATCATTATTGCAGGAATATCGATCAATGATGGCTTAAAAAATAGCAACAATAACCAATCTGTTTCAGGCAACGTATCTACTGCGGTCATTGCCTTATTAATTGGTATAGGTTATTTTATGTTTACGCAATTGCAGGCGCGGTTTAATAACAATCGATTCCTTGTAGGCGGTACATTCGGCGTTTTTATCTTATTAGCGGTAGTTATTTATACATTTGTTAAGGTGGATATACAAACCTTTACGTTTTTTGCATATTTAACGGGTGCACTCGCTTCACTTATATTGATGGTTGGACTTGCTTTATTCTTTTATGTATTTAGTAACTTTTTGAAATCATTAACTGGATGGAGCGGATTCTTTGTTTACTTTTTATTTTACATACCATGTTTGTTATTGTCTTTTGTACACTATGTTATTAACGAGTTTAAATTAACCACCAGCCCGGTTTTGATTCTCTTCGTTGTAGAATTATTATTGTTATTGTTATATATCTACATTCCCAAACTAATCAATCATATTTCTAGCAAAGAAGGTATTCCGGTACTCGAAGGCAGCGTATTCTTAAATACACCGAACACGTTTTCACTTAGTGGTCGCAATGTTATGCCGGATATGGATATCCAACTTGCCGGAAATATAAATAAAACGCCTTTTCAAAATTATGCGATTTCCATGTGGACATATGTAAATGCCCATAGTACGAATAAAATTGCGTATAATAAAGAATCTCTTATTTTTGACTATGGCAAGGGCAAGCCCAAGGTGACTTATTATCAAGGAGATAACCAAGATGAAGCACCTATATATCGTATTTATTTTACAACACTAGACAAGGATGCGTCGTATTATGAGTTGAAAATGCCCATGCAACGTTGGAATAATTTAGTGTTTAATTACAGTTCAACACACGCAGATTTATTTGTCAACGGCAATTTAGAACGAACGTTTTCATTTTCGAATGGAAAAATGCCCACAATCGATGCATCAGACGTGATCACAACCGGTAGTATCGATGGTCTACATGGTGCTATTAGCAATATACGTTATTATCCAAAGCCCCTAAGCAAACATAGAATTTCGACCATGTACAGTGTATTTATGAAAAAAACACCGCCGACAATTAATTTATAATGATTTAATATAGACTTAAATGAATACAGTTGCTATTATTTTAGCCATAGTGGTCGTACTATTATTTTACATATTATACAAATATTTCATGTTAAAATCAACAGAATTAACTAAATCGGCTAGCTTAAATGCATCAAATCCGGCGATACCGATTACAAATAGTCCTTCCAGTTTGCGTTATGCGTACGGAATTTGGATCTATGTGAACTCTTGGAATACCGGTGTTAGCAAAACCATATTTTCAAGAGATAAAAACATTAAATTGTATTTAGAATCGACTGCACCGGTATTAAAGTGCGATATTACTATGAATGGGGGTTCCACAAAAACTCTTGAAATAACCGATAATTTCCCGTTGCAAAAATGGGCACATGTAGTAGTAAGTGTAGATAATCAGTATGTGGATGCATATTTAGATGGCAAACTAATCAAGTCTGGACGAATGGTTGATGGACAAAATAGCCCTGCTACGCCAACTACACCCAGTATGATTATCGGTGGTGGTACTACATTTGATGCATATGTGTCCAAATTTCAACATTGGACCGAGCCAATTGACCCACAATCCGTATGGAGTGAATATATGAGTGGCAATGGTCAGGCACGACTAACGAGTTTCATATCATCATATGGTATTGACTTGTCTATTATTAAGGATAACATAGAACAATCCAAATATTCAATATTCTAATTTTTATCAAATCGTTTTATACTTATATAATATATTAAACGATTATGAATACACTACCGCCAGCAACAACCGCTTCGCGCATAGAAATACCGCAAAGTGTTCAAAATATAGGCAGTAGTATAAGCGAATCAATGAATAATCTCTCTCAAACCGTCAGCTCTAGTATAAACCAGTTTTCACAACAAACACAAACCGGGGTAGACGCATCTAGTGGATTCTTATCATCAAATACAATTATTGCCAAATTTGCATTCCTTATTTTAGTAGTCATTGTATTCTTGTTTCTCTTGAATTTAGGGGTTTTAATTATTCAATATTTTATGAATCCGTCGAGTAGTCCATATTTAGTGAATGGAATGATTGATGGAACAAGTGGCGCCGTCGTGTCACAAGACCCAAAACAATCCGGTTCAGTCCTTATTCGCAGGTCAAATAACGAATCGAGCGGCATTGAATTCACATGGTCGACTTGGATACGAATTGACGAGTTGCCAGGAAGCGGTACGGATAATAAGTATCGACATGTTTTTCATAAGGGTACGAATGAATTTGATGATGTCACCGGTATTGCGAAAATTAACAATGGACCTGGATTGTATATCGCGCAAGTTACGCCAACCGGTAATCGTTCTGCAAGTTATGCATCTCTAAGAGTCGTCATGTCAACCACTACATCGGGTAGTACCGAGTTTATCGATGTGGATGATATCCCATTGAAACAGTGGGTAAATGTAATTATTCGCCTTCAAAATACGACTATGGATGTTTACATTAATGGAACGGTTGCAGGTCGATTAAATTTAACCAAAGTTCCATTACAGAATTATTATGATGTGAATATTTGTAAAAATGGTGGATTTTTGGGTAAATTAT